GAATGGCACTACAATCACCAGGCGTGCAAGTTACGGTAACAGACGAGAGTTTTTACACTCCCGCTGACGGAGGTACCACTCCACTTGTCGTAGTCGCAACAGCCCAAGATAAACAAAATGCTTCTGGCACTGGAATTGCTCAGGGAACCCTGGCAGCCAATGTTGGAAAAGTATACAGAGTTTCAAGTCAACGTGAACTTGTTGACTTTTTTGGTACACCAGTTTTTAAACAGACTATTTCAGGAAGTCCTAGAAACGCAGACGAACAAAACGAATACGGACTTCAAGCTGCATACTCTTTCTTAGGAGTTGCTAATTCTGCTTATGTCGTAAGAGCTGACATTGACTTAAATGAACTTACTGCTCAGGCCACTGTACCGGGAGCGGACCCAAGTGATGGTCAATACTGGCTAGACACACAAAGTACACAATGGGGCATCTTTGAATGGGATGGAAATCCTGTTACACTAGACGGCCAAGTGTTTAGTAACCAAACACCGATTGTTATTAACCCAACTGATACTGATAAACTTTCTGGTAATGCTCCAGCAACTGGCGTTGGTAGAGTTGGTGATTATGCTGTTGTTAACGCTTCTGATGTTGTAAGAATTTACTACAAAGGTGTTGATTATACAACTGTTGGAAATCCTGTTAGTTGGGCAGAAGTAGGAACTAAAGAATGGCGTAAGACATGGGCAGTGTTTACTGCTGACAGAGACGGCCATTCAGCACAAACAGGAACAACAACTTTTAGTATTAACGGAACACTAGTTACACTACCAGCAGGTTCAACTGTTGATAATGTTGTAACAATCGTTAATAACCTAAACATTCAAGGTGTTAAAGCTGCAAAAGTTAACAGCAAATTTACACTTTATATTACTGACACAGTAGATGACGGACTTGGTGATAGTACTGACTCAAACGTAATTGAAATGGCTGATGGTTCTGCTTCAATTAACGCACTGTTTGGTACAACTGGCGGCGTAAGCGCAGGAAACTATTATGGTCCAGAGTTACAAATGAGTCCACACACTTCAGTGCCACAGTGGAAATCAAGCTCACAACTACCACGTCCAACAGGAAGTGTTTGGGTCAAAACAACTGAACCAAATCAAGGTGCTCGTTGGAGAATTAAAGCATGGGATGCTGATACTGAATCATTTGTTGAATCACTAGCACCATTATACATTAATCCACAAACAGCAATTTTCAACCTTGACAGAACTACTGGCGGTGAGTCAATTCCAAAAGACACATTGTTTGTACAGTACAATTATACTGAAGATTCAGGATATGACAGTACACCACAAACAGGTAGTTTCAAAATCTTTACAAGAAAAGCAACTGGAAATACTTCTGTAACAAGTGGTATTATTGATGCTAATACTTTTAGCGCAGGTAGTTATACAATTAACGTTAGAGAATCAGTAACAGGTTCTGCTTCATTAAGTTCAGCTACTGCTGTAACATTTACTGCGGCAGGTGCTGTAAGTGATGCTAATACTGTTGCTACTGCTATTAACAATGCTCAAATGAATCATGTTGAAGCAGAAGTTGTAAGCGGTAGAGTTGTTATTACTCATAACGCAGGCGGCGAAATTAGATTTGAAGATGTTGATAGTGCTATGGCTTTAATGGGCTACAGTGCTTATGACTATTCTACTTCAACTGGAACTACTAATCTTTATGCGGCACCACAAGGTGACAGTTATGATTTTGTAGCAAGTAATTGGTTACCATTAGCAGGTACAACATTTGGTTACATTGCTTCAAATGATGCTCCGCAAAACGATCCACAAGAAGGACAGCGTTGGTATTCAAGTTTAACTGACGAAGTTGATATTATGGTACACAATGGTACTACTTGGGTAGGTTACCAAGATAGTACATCACCATTTTATAGTGCTTCATTAGCAGATCAAACTGACCCAGCTGGTCCTATTGTTTCTCCAACACGCCCTGTAGAACAGAGCGATGGTACACCACTTAAAACTGGTGACATTTGGATTGACACAGGTGACTTAGAAAACTATCCAGTAATTTACAAGTATAACAATGACTTGTCAAATACACCTATTGCTAATAGATGGATACTAGTTGATAAAGCAGATGCTTCATCAGAAGATGGTGTTGTATTTGCTGACGCTCGTTGGGGAACAGATGGAACAAAAGAGGACGCAGGAACAATTAAAGAATTGTTAACTGAAAACTATGTCGATCCAGATGCTCCAGATCCAGCACTATATCCAGCAGGTATTTTACTTTTCAATACACGTAGATCAGGATTTAACATCAAGGTTTACAGAAAAGACTATATCGATCAAGCACAAGACAATGCTAGATTTGGCAACCAGTCTATGGCTAACTACGCAACTGACAGATGGGTTACAGACTCAGGTGAAGCATTTGGTAGAAAAGCACAAAGACAAAGTGTTATTGAGAAGCTAAAGGCAACTATTGCTAGTAACCAACAGATTAGAGAAGACGAAGTTCGTCAGTTTAACTTGTTGGCTTGCCCAGGCTATCCAGAAGTTACACAAAACTTAGTAGACTTGAATACTGATAGAGGAACAACAGCGTTTATTGTTGCTGATTCTCCATTCAGACTAAAAGCTGACACACAAAGTTTAGTTACTTGGGGTCAGAATGAAAACAATGCTACTGACAACGGTGACGACGGACTAGTAACATTTGACGAATACACAGGCGTATTTTACCCAAGCGGACTTACAACTGATAACACAGGAAACAACATTGTTGTTCCAAGTTCACACATGATGCTTAAAACTATAGCACTAAGTGACCAAGTTGCTTATCCGTGGTTTGCTCCAGCAGGTATTAGACGTGGTGGTATTAGTAATGCTACTTCAGTTGGTTATGTTGATAGCGCAACTGGCGACTTCCAAAGCGTTGCTTTAACTGACGCTCAACGAAATACTTTGTACGATATCAAAGTTAATCCACTTACATTCTTCAACGGTGTAGGACTTGTTAACTACGGACAAAGAACTAGAGCATCAGGTAGTTCAGCACTTGATAGAATCAACGTAGCACGTTTAGTAATTTACTTAAGAACACAACTTAATAGACTTGCTAAGCCGTTTGTTTTTGAACCTAATGATAAAATTACTAGAGACGAAATCAAACAAGCAGTTGAAAGTTTATTACTTGAGTTAGTCGGTCTAAGAGCACTTTATGACTTTGCTGTTGTATGTGATGAATCAAACAACACAGCGGCACGTATTGATCGTAACGAGCTTTATGTAGATATTGCTATTGAACCAGTTAAATCAATTGAGTTTATTTACATTCCGCTTAGACTTAAGAACACAGGAGAAATCCAAGGTCAAGCATCAGCTTAATTTAAGTGGGGGATTTATTCCCCCACTCATTATGCTAAATAATATTATATAAACGGAGCATTAAAAATATGTCAATTTCAACACTATCAAAATTAACAGTCCCTTTAGCGACTGATACATCATCAAGCAATCAAGGCTTGTTGATGCCAAAGCTAAAGTATCGCTTTAGGGTGGTACTACAAGGTTTTGGTGCTAACGGTACAGTACCAACAGAATTAACAAAACAAGTACAGGATATTACACGTCCAAAGATTAACTTTGAAGAAATGGAAATTCCTGTATACAACTCACGTATCTACCTAGCAGGTAGACATAACTGGGAACAGGTTACACTTAACGTTCGTGATGACGCAAGTGGATCTATTCAAAGATTATGTGGTGAGCAAGTTCAGAAACAATTTGACTTCTTCGAGCAGGCATCTGCGGCGTCGGGTCAAGACTATAAATTTACTACACTAATTGAAGTATTAGATGGTGGTAACGGAACTCAAACTCCAAATGTACTAGAAACTTTTGAATTATATGGTACATTTGTACAGAACATTGATTACGGTGATTTGAACTACACTTCAAATGAACCAGCAATGATTTCTATGACACTAAGATACGATAACGCTATTCAGTACAGAGGCGGTGGCGTTGACGGTATTGGTAGAAATATCGGTGCTAGAACAATTGGCGCTCTAACAACTGGTGGTGGTTCAGCGTAATCACATTTAGTTAAAGATAGTTTGTTGAACAAATTGAGCTCGG